CTCAATTTCATCTTTTTCTTGAACTTTTTTGTGTAAATAATTGTTTTGGTTGCCTAATGTTTTAGAATTCATAGTTGGGTTTTCCTGCGTTACGCTATCTCCCAATAGTATGGCATACCTGGGTTGCCGGTCGCACAGGCGAGGGCTTTTCGTCTAGCGTTCGAGAACTCATCACTATCTATCTCGCACCTGGGTACACTTAGGCAAAATGTACTTACGTGGAGACACTTCATGGGCGCTCTCTAAAGTGATTTCGGCGTGTCGCCTACAAACCCTAAATCAGACCACTCTAAATCTGACCTAAACTTAGAACACGAAGCGACGGGGTTTTCGCAACGGCTGATTCTACAGCGATTCCATATTTAACCGTCCAGAACGTAACCAGATTACGTATTCCCATGCTGATCTCATTAAGGCTGCGTTCTCGCCTCTTCCTTAACAATAGGGACCACCCCACATCCGAAATTTAGGCTTGATGTGGGCAGCCATGGGACGTAGTTTCACCGATAGTCGATTGGACCTGTCAAAAAGGCAATGTTATATTATATTATATTTTTAAATTATTTTACTATTTTTATATATTTTGCAAACTTTTTATTTAGTATTTTAAAAATCAAGGTATATTTATATTTGTATTCAACTGGGACATGTCAACTTTCGTATCATTCCAAACTTTTAATGTTTTAAAAGTTTTAAGCAAGTGTGGATATATTATATCTGAATCAGTTATAACTATTCCTCCATCTCTTGCTTCGTTCCAATCCCACATCTTAAGTGTGTCTTTAAAGAAACCATATGCCATAGCGTGTTTGGCACCACCCTTATCCTTCCAAGGGTTTTGTATAGATTTCAATTGATCACCAACTATATGATACCAAAGACCAGGATCGGTTTTAAGATCTTTACCCTTTGGTATGTACCAAAAATAATAATCATTAATTACATTTCGAATGATTTCAATGTTTGATTTCTTAGCTGTGGTTGGCAATCTACATCGTGGTATTCCGCCCTGGTAACCAAAAATAACATCATCTCCTGCTCCCATATAAACATTGAGTATTTGCTCAACTTCACCATTAGCCAGTATGATATTCATAGTTGGAACAGTAACTCCTGGCAGACGTAATGTTGAATTTATTGGTATACATGACACTGGAGCGTAATAAGGTATAGTAAGGTCAACAGGATCGTGAGTTGCTTTAACCAATGAATTAAGTCCTAAATATTCGCCCTCTGCAGAAAAATGAAAAACTTCATCTGGTGTTCTATAGAAACTATCATTAACTTGCGAATATCCTAATTTCAGCGTACTTCTCCACTGATTCAATGCACCACCACGCGGTATTATTGCAAATCTAACTGACCCAGCCCAAAATCTGAACACAGCTAATATGTGTGGTAAATAAGAATCCCACATATGGTCATTTGCACCTCTTTTCCAAGTTCCCATAGGCGTTACATCATATGCAACGCCAGACAAAGCATCCATATGTTGCTCATCTATTAAAGTCAACATATTTGCTAGTTGTTTAAAATCTGTGATCTCATAAGACATAGCCACTCGTCCTAACCTATAAGGTCGTGATGTTCCGCCAAAAGGTTTGTATTTAACTTTCTTAAGACATTTATATGAAGACGAAGGTAGCTCACAATCTCCTGTATCACCACTCTGTGCATACATTTTAGCTGATGATGTAGGCGCAGGATTATCATAGTCTGGTACTCCATATATTGCAGTATGTGATGTTCTAGGACCTGCAAATTGAAAATCTTCTGCACAACTAACAAAAACTTGAAAATATATTGGTAATGGGGTATCAAAACTAGAAGTTAAAGTATTCACCACCTGTAAATATAAACAACCATTAGTAAACTGACCAGTCTGACTACTATCCATATCAAGGTAGTCAAAATTTGAATCCCAAGGAATTATAAAAGAATATTCAGTTTGTTTATTAATATCCACTAGTTCATTAAGTATATTTGAAGTTTGCTCTAAATCTAAGGTAGCAGGATAATTTAAAGTAACACCTGGTTTTGGAACCCAAGCTATACGTAATTTCATTGAATGAAAAGAAG